ATCATGCCCAGTTCGTCGGTGGCTTGACGCGAATAGAGGGCCAGTTGCGCATCGGAGAGATGGGGCCGAGCACATGGGCAGGAATGGTACACAACAGCCAAGACGATAGCCAGGTCGCGCAGGTAGGCAACAGAGACATCGGATAAGGTGCAGTCACAAGCGCCTTGAGCTTGCAATGCCATGTTGATGCTGCTGCTGGCCCTGCGCAGGTAGTTCTTGACGGTGGACTCTTCGTCACAGCCGCTGATTTCTACGCACCAAAATTCGGCGTATTCGGATGGCTGAGCCCATGCCTCTTGACAACTCATGTCGTAGTCCTCACGATGTCGCCTTCGATAATGACCGTTCCGGCCCGCCGGGTGTCGATGCGGGAGCCTGCCCCATAGGGCGTCTCCACCTGGATGTCGTAGTGGTATTTGTCAGGTTCCAGCTTGGCCGTTTCATCCTGGTGAACGTAGAAGTCGATAAAGCCGCCCGTTGCCGGTGCTACTACCCCTACTGAGCCATTCAGCGGAATCGCAGCAGGCGCTTGATTGATGACTTCCAGGCCCACGTCCATAGAGACAAGCAACAGTGCAGCAGAGTCGGGGTCGTTCGACTTCTTCTTGAACGCTACCCAGATGTTGGTTGCTGTGGATAGGTCGCCCAGTCCCCCAATGGTGTCCGTCCAAGTATCGCCTCGGTAGAGGCAGCCCAAGTCAGATGACCGTCGCCGTAACAGGTTGCCGATGGCCGAAATATGACTGGCGATGTAGTTGACGATATTCACCGCACAGTTGCCAATGATGTATCCCGCTGTGCCAGCAACGTAGGCTCCAGGCAAGGGCGTGAGCCACGGGTCGCCAGCAGCTCCAGCAGCGTTTAGGGATGCGCCGGTTGTGCCTGCACCTAAGTGCCCCGCGATAAGTTCATCCCACACCGCATCGGCTGCGTCTGTAGCATTCAAATCATTCAACGCCGTGATAGACGCCGGAATGTCCGTCCCCGTGTCCACCAGAATCGCATCGACGACACCGGCCACCACGTCCACACTGGCCTGGGTCGCGAGGTCGTCAATCACCCGCACGTCAGCCGTGATGTGAATAGCCTGATCCAGCCATTCTCCACCGACTACGTCGTGAAACTGTACCGTCCGGTCCACGCCCGCCATCTCGGNGGCNGTCAATTCAACCTTGACCTGCGTACCACCGGCNGGCGCGACGGTCGGCAAATTAGCCAGGTTCGCAAACGCCCCGCCCGCAAGCGAGATTTGCGCGTCGCCAGCGGCCAGCGTAGGATTGGCCTTGAACAGCGTCGTATCTGCCGCGTCTACCAGTTCTGTGTAGAACGTAAACGCCACACCCTGTTTCGGCATGCCTTACTCCCTACTGGATGCTGCTCACCAGTTTGAAAATCGCATCCCGCGTTGTATCCGCTACCATCGAACCGGGCAGAGCCGACAGCGCCGTGTACAGCGCGACGAAATCCGACTGCGTGTACCCCTCCGGCCATGCGTGCCCAGCCAGCGCTGGAATGCCGAGACTGACCATCCGCTGGCTGATGCGCTGCGCCGTCGTTTTCGCCGCTTCCAGTTGCGATAGCAGCGTCGTGCAGTCGTTGACCGTTTTTGTGACCAGGAACTCGCCTTGACTCGCCATACCTACCTCCTAGAATCCTAAAGCGCCGCTGTCTACAGCGATGCCATGCGCGTTGCTAATGCCCCGACTTCCGGTGCTGATAGTCCCTCGTTATAATTTGCAATCGCGATAATAGTTCCACCAAAAAAAATGCCAGCTGTACCACTAAGGTTAATAGCGCCCAGAAATACGCTAATTGTTAGGGGGTAGCTCGGCGTACCCAAAATTCCGTCGAGTACACCATTACGAAATCCACCAACTCCAATCGATGCCGCCAGATTCCCGCTGGTCAATTCCGGTGCCACTAGTATCCAGGCACCTGTATCTTTATATCCGCACCGATAAGTCACCTTGAGCGTTCCACCATCATTGGTGATCGGGATGACATAATTAACTCGATAATCCGACGTTCTAGCACCCCACAACGAACCGCCAGTAGCGTCGGTGAATTGGCATATCCACGTTCCGGTAAGCCCTGGCTGTCTGCCAGTGTTTAGGTACTGGTCAGTACCGTTGAACGTCCACCCCGTTGCCGCATCCCACGTCGGCGCAACGCCCTCGGTCGCATCATATGTCCCTGGATTCGCCAGATTGACTTTCGACGCCGCATAGCTCGCCGCGCCCTTCGCCTGATACGCAGCGATGCACGTCTTGCCCGCGACCTCCCACCAGGCCGCCCCGCTCGCCAGCGCCTCCCGCGTCTCGATCCCGAGGCCGGGGATGTGGTAGATTTTCCGCTCTGGCCGAACTATCCGCACGCCCATCTTTTACCCCTGAAAGCTGGAGGCTCGCCGCCGCTGTCGGCCTGCCTGAACCCGACCGACAACCGCCAAGGCAAAGGCGTCAGCGCAGTCGTCGTGCTCGCCTTCTGGCGCTCGGAGCGTGGATCCCTCGATGGCCTGCAACTGGGTCATGGTCTTGAATGAGTGCAAGGTGACCTCGGAGTTTCGAAACGCATCCGCAGCGGCATTGTAGAGCAGCGCCTTTCCTTGAGAACTGGACAACCACCCGGGTTTGCCGTCATGGCCGTTCAAAATCGAGCATTTGGCATGGTCCTTGAGCCAGAGGAGGACGGCGTGGCCGTGGTTATTGCGCTCGCACATGATGGAGGCCTTGTTGTACCACTGGCCGATGGCGTCGGCGTGGGCCGCCAAGGTGCTGGGTTGGTATTTGCCCGCCAGACAGGCAACCTCTTCGCCCGTCCAGACGTCTAGCACCTCCAGGGCCGAGTCGTCGGAGGTGGGATTGCCCTCGGCTGGGTCGGCGCCGATGACGTACCGGTGGCCTTCCTCGGGCGGCCTGTAGATCAGCAGGCCCGGAAGGGCTGGGGCGTCCTTGTGGTAGCGGGCCGGCTGTTCGTCCTGGTAGCACTGTTCGATCCAGGCCGGAGCCAGGCGCTTGTCCAGTGTTCGGGCGGCCAGGGCCTCGGTGTCGGTGGCCGGATACTGTTCGTACAGGTCGTCCAGAGAGCCGGTCCGTTGCATGATGTCACGGCGCTGGACTTCATACCAGGCCTCGTCCCGGTTGGGGTGGACATACCAGGGGAGGAACACGGAGACCCAGTCGGTCAGCCCTTCCCGCGCCGCCCGGTAGATGTTCTTGAACTCCGAGGCTGGCTTGGTCTTGTCCGATCTGGACAAGAGGATCATGCGCCCGCCATTGTCGATGGTCGGTTTGACGGCGCGCATAAGGCGGTTCAGGTCAGGGACCAGGTCGGCTTCGTCTACAATCGCCAGGGTTGCGGTGTAGGAGTCGCCGGCGCTGGTCGGAAATGCGCGCGCCACAGAGCCGTTGGAAAGCCCCCACTCGTGGGCAGAGCTTGCGACCACTTCCAGATCCTCTCGCATCCACTCGGGCAAGTGGCTATACATCCCTTTGAGGCGGTCGTCCAGCAGATAGATCGCCTCGTCGTCGCGTCGGGAAAAAAGGAGAACAGTTGCGGCAGGGTGGAAAAGGACCTGCCAGAGAGAATAGGCCAGGACGAGCCAGGTCAGGCCGAGCTGTCGAGCCTTGAGAATGACAACCAGCCGGTGGTCCTGGATAGCGGCCAGCGTGTCGGCCTGTTCGGGCCAGAGAGTGAAGGGAATCCAGTCCCGCTCCAGGGCATCGTAGATCTGGCAGTAGTTCGTCGTGAAATAGGCGGGAGACCGAAAGCACTTGGCAATCTCGTCAATCTGCTCATTCTTCGTCATGGCCTGTCAGTTGCTTGTCCGCTCGCTTGAGCGCCGCTACAATCTGTTGGAAGGGAAGAATCGGTTCACCGCCTGAAGTCAAGTCCACATCCTGCTTGACGGAATAGCCGCGGCTTGCGCCTTTCGTAGAAAGATACCACCTGGCCGTACCGACGTCGCCGGACTGAATGGCTTTAATGACGGTCAATTCTGCTACGTCGGCCACGGTCTCGCACTCGTCCCGGTATGCTTTCTGGATGGTTGGGTAGGCCTCAATGTACCTTTGGGCGGTGTTCCAAGAGCAACCAACCCGGCGGGCAATCGTAGAAATAATGCCGCCGGTGCCAGGGATGTTGTCTATAAAATCTTGAGCTCGATACTGATCGGTGTTAGCCATGATCCTTCATTAATATTGCAGAAATCAAGGGCGGGAGTCGGGGCCGGCGGCGGGATCCGGCCCCGACCCGAAAGGAGGAGAGGCGGTACAGGCGCGGTCAAGAGTGAGCCGCGCCGTGAGGGCTCATACAATGATCTTCACCCGGTCCTGCTGGATCTCCGCCCCGGGCCGCAAGATGACGACCGGATGGTCTACCGGCTGAGGCGGATATCCGCGCTCCTCGGCGTAAGCGGCCTGTCCCAGAAAAGAGCCGCCATAGACGCCTTTCCGAACTTCGTTCACAACCTTGTCGCCCCGGACCGCCTGGACGGCCACGGACGCGGCGACCTCGTCGTGACAGTGGTTCATAATCACCAGGTCAGCATCGTGGGTCCAAAGGCGATCCTGGAGGGCATTAGCCTTGCCGCCCAGCTTGCGACCGCCGGCGTGACCGTGGTGAACGTGGATCTTGAGGAGGGTGCCTCGCCTGCGTTCGTCTGAGCGATAAAAGTGAAGCATGACCCAACCGCTGTACCCCAGACCCAAGACGTCATCGGGTTTGAGACCAGCTTTAGCCTTGATCCCAGTCACGATCTCGGAATAGATGTTGCGCTCGTAGTGTCGCAAGATGGCCCGTTCGTGGTTTCCTTCCACCAGGCCAATGCACCGATCCGCGATGGGAGCCAGGTGGCTTAGGAGCCGGTCCCGCTGGCACGCAGACAAGTCAGCCAGGTGTGAGACCCGGATCCACTTGGCCAGGCTATCGGCGTCGAATCTGGGATCGGTCAGGTTGATAAAGTCGCAATAATCGCCCATCCCAACCCACAGCGCCCGCGGATCCGAGGCGATAGCGCCCACCGTCCGCAACAGGGCGGCTTCGTCGCAAGCCTTGTTGCCCAGGTGGACATCGCCGACAACGTACAGCCGCCATTCGTCCGTGCGGCTAACGGTAAAGAACTCTCGGTGTAGGATCTTCATAAGCGGTGGGGCCGAGTTGCGCCACGCAAGGTCAGCGTCGGGTATCCAATCGACCCGATTCTGGTTTGGGGTTCAGATCGGACAGCGCCCAGACCGGATCGCCGCCCAGCCCTAC